GCGCAAGAAAAAGGCTGTATCAGTTGAAAAAGTAGTATCCAAGATAAAGTACAAAAAAGACGATAAGGCACTGGGCATTGTTAGTTTAAATCCGACGCAACTTATCGGTGCCAAGGAAGCCTGGATATTTGATACAAAAACACGTAAATTAACAAAATATGTAGCAGATGATATAGCAGTGACGCTATCTGTTAAGGGCGCGTCGATTATAGGCGTAAATCTGGCGAAATCTACAAGCAAAACACTAAGATATCCCGCTACACAGTTAGCAGCATTTAAAAAATGTGGCAAAGTACAGCTAAGGACCTTTATGGAAGACATTCCGACAGTAGGAATATCTCCCACAGGTAGAATAAACGAGAATCAAATTATACTCAAGGTACTCTAATTATGAGACTATGGTTGGATACCGAGTTCACCGATCTTAAACCGGGCTATAAACTTATTAGCATTGCGTTAGTAGATGAAGATGAAAACTTCTTTTATGCTGAATTAACCGACACCTATCAGCTTAGTGATTGTAGCGATTTTGTTAAGGCACATGTATTACCATTTCTTAAAGGTGGCAAATATGTTATGTCCGAATATGATTGCAAATTAGCATTATGCAAGTGGATTGAAGACCGTAATACCGACTGCATTCTGTGTTCGGATGCACCTAGTTGGGATTTTCCTTTACTGTTGCCGTTGTTACAGCCATTGTGGCCCGCAAACCTAGACAAAGATAAGTCCATATTGGTTCGTGTTTCGGATGAAATAGAAAAAGAACTCGTCTCAAGGTTTAATTATGATGTGCATAATGCGTTAGATGATGCAATGGTCATGAAGAAGGCAACCCTCGGTTATTGATAAATAGTGTATTATTGGAGATACACTATGTCTGCGCAGATTACACCTAAGGTCATGTTAAAGAATCAAATTGAATTAATGTTGGGCGCCGGCCTTGTGGATGTAGAATTGGATGTTGAGCACATCAATCTTGCTATTACAATTGGGATTGAAAAGTTACGCCAACAGTCGGACGGGTCGATGTTAGAGAAGGACATTTTTTTACATCTGACGCAAGACGTAGTGGAATATACACTCCCCGAAGAAGTGCAAGAAATTCGACGCCTATATCGTCGAGGTGTTGGCGCCTGGACCAGCGGCGGCGTAAACTTTGATCCAGTTAACGCTGCAATTGCTAACATATACATGTTACAGCCAAATCAATCTGGCGGACTATCAACATGGGACCTGTACAGTGGATTCTTAGAGACAGCAGAACGTGTGTTTGCAAGTCAGATTAATTTTACATGGGATGTGAATGCACATAAGTTAACAATTCTGCGCCGCCCTCTGGCTGATGAGGAAGTATCAGTAAGGGTATATGCCAGAAAATCCGAAGATGATATTATAAATGATCCGTATACTGGCCCGTGGCTACGTTCGTATGCTACAGCAAAAGCAAAGTATGCTTTAGGTGAAGCACGTGACAAATTTCCATCTGGTTTTCCAGGACCGAACGGGAATGTTATGCTTAATGGTGCTACGCTGAAAACCGAAGCACAAACCGAGATTGATAAGCTAGAAAAAGAATTACTAAACATGGTTACAAGCGGCGATGGATATGGCTTTATTTGTGGATAAATTTCCATCCATTAATAAATTATAAATTTATAATTAAAGCCTGCTGCAATGCAGGCCTGTTCTTTCAGAAGAACAGTCTTCTTGTCTTGCTCGTAAGTCCATATAGATTTGACTTCTATTATTAAATTTTCTTTAGGTATAAAAATATCTGGGAAATAATAGTGTGTTTTCTTATCTATTCCTAAATACTCGATACGTGGTATTTGAGCAGTCTCAACAACAATTTCGTCCTCTGTGTAATGCAAGAGTAGCTGATCGATTGCTCGTGGTTCGTAGCCTTGCACACATACTTCTTTTCCGGATGGAAAAGTATAAAGTTTAGACTTATATTGATTCTTTCTTATTTTTGCAATTATTAAACTATCCTGCGCCGGGTTTGCCACTCCGTATTTTTCTAGGCATGTAATTTCTGCCGCTGGCCTATTATTAAAGTGTTTTCCGTATCTTTCAATATGTGTTTCTTTTATCTTTGATCGTATCTCGGTAACCTTACCTATATGAGATTTTCCGTATTTTTCTGAGCAAGAATTTTCTCTTAATAGGTTGGCTGAAGAAATCTGTTCATTGGTTCTAGCTAAATGCGATACAGAGCAATTATTACGAAATTGTTCAACTTCCATTACTGTCTCGACACTATATTTTTCTAAACATGTATTCTTTCTTTGTATTTTCGCCTGATCAGCTAACCCTGCATTTATAGCTGAAATTTTATCTTTTATTACTTTTGATTTCGATGGATTATCTGTGCCATATTTTTCTAGAGATTTTTGTTTTCTAATTTCTTTAACACCGGGACATGAACTAGGGTTCCTAGAACACCAGTACCTATTCTTGTTGGAAAGGTATGTGGCTCGAGAATTGCAAAGATTACAGAAATGATCTGTATAAATAGAAGTAGACATAGTCAATGTTCCTTATTGATTAAGTTTAGTGTACATCGGTGTTCTAGCATCAGTGTACACGACTATTTATTATAATCAACACCGGCATTACACCAATCACGGAAAATAAACAGTTAGGTGAATTAAAGAAATTCCGTAACAAAATCATTAGCTCATACGTTCGTTTACGTATAACTAACATAAAATAACTTAAGGGCTCTTATGACAGTAGTCGGTATCAGCGGATTTATCAGTTGCGGTAAGGGTACGGTAGCAACCCAACTAACAGAACAGCACGGATTTAGGAAAGATAGTTTTGCAGCAAGTTTAAAAGATGCCTGCGCAGTTATGTTTGACTGGCCGCGGGATATGCTTGAAGGCGAATCCGCAGCTTCACGCGAATGGCGAGAACAAGTAGATCAGTGGTGGTCGATAAAATTAGGGATCCCTAATCTCACGCCACGCCTAGCATTACAGCTTGTTGGTACAGATGCATTGCGTAATAATTTTAGTGATGCTATATGGTTCACGACTTTAGAAAATCGTATCCGTAAAAACCCGAGCCAGCACGTTGTTATCAGCGATGTGCGATTCCCTAATGAGATTAAATTTGTCCAAGATATGGGTGGTGTAATGATTAAGGTCAATCGAGGTCCTGCACCGGTATGGTATGAAACAGCGATCTTAGCAAATAAGGGTAATTCTATCGCTAGGAATATCATGACAACATTATATTCGGGTGCACACTTTAGTGAATGGGCCTGGGTTGGCGCAAAGTTTGATTACGAAATCAATAATAACGGCTCAGTTGCTGATTTACAAAAACAGATAACAGATATCCTATCTACAGATTTAATAACACGACGATAAATATTCTATTGCGGGACTATCCTATCATCTATAGCTCACTGCAAGTCTAACGTACTGAAACCATTAGTGACTGGCTGTAAACCGATCGCTTGTTTACAGCGTGTTTAAAGCTTCTCTGGATAAATACTACTATCAGAAGCAAACCTTCATAGGAGTTATATTATATGGCAGTTTTAGTATCACCGGGCGTGAGTATTTCAGTTATTGACCAGTCGATTAATGTAGGCGCCGGCCCGGGCACCGTTCCTTTAATCTTTATTGCTACTCAGCAAGATAAGGCAGATCCCACGGGCACAGGTGTAGCTGTCGGCACCACTAAGGCAAATGCTGGCAAGGTATGGTCAATCACCTCGCAGCGTGATCTAGTGACAACATTTGGCGACCCTGTGTTCTACAGCGTCAGCGGAACATCTCTTAATGGATATCCACTAAACGAATATGGCCTACTTGCTACGTATTCATATTTGGGTATTTCGAACTTAGCTCGTGTCGTTCGTGCAGATATTGACACAACCCAGCTTGAAGCAACGCCTATTCAGCCAACAAGCCCGGCAGCAGTCGGCACATACTGGTTAGATGAATCGGCATCGGGCTCTGCATATGGTTTATTTGTTCGTTCTGGCACATTCCCTAACGAAATCTGGACATCTGCAGTTCCGAAATTTAAGTACAATTTTGCCACTGGTGTTGCCAACGTGCCGGTCCTAGCAGATGGTGTTAACGGAGATTATGCTGTCGTGTACCAGACCGTGTCGGCAACATTATCGTATTGGGTAAAAGCTGCAGGTGTCTGGGTACAATTATCTGGTTCGTCAGGAGCAACAAGTATTGTTATTCAATCTGTCTGGCCTGATTTGACAAGCATATTGACTACTCAAACACATTGGGTAAAGACAACATCGCCAGCACAAGGTGCCAGCATTGTCCTGCGTAGAATGGATACCACCGTCGGCGCATTTATCCAGGTTGAGGCTCCTATACAAATAGATGACACTGCTGCAAATACATATTATAGTACCAGTGCCGCAGGATCTGCAGGCCAGGTTTATGTACAACCGGTGCCATACGGTACTGCGAATTCGTTAGAATTTAAGCAGGCATCCGGTTTTAGTGGCCCATGGGCGCCACTTGCTGTTATTATTGGGTCTACTACCGTTCCGGCACAAGGTCCGGCCAACGGCCAACTTTGGTTTAACGCATTAGTTGGTTTAGACAATAGCGGACAATCTACAGTTGATATTCTAATTGCCGACGGTGCCGGACACTGGGAAAATATTAATCTTCCTGGGTTTACGTTACCAGGCGCAGTCGGTAATCCGACAGTATATACTCAGTCTGCTGACCCACGCGATAATCTCCCTACGCCCACACTGGCATCGGGTGACGTATGGGTTGATACTGATGTTACTCCGTACCCGGTTATTAAACGGTGGTCCGGCTCTGCATGGGTATTAGTCGATAATACAAACCAGACTACTCCGAGTGGTATTATATTCCAGGATGCACGATCTAATCCGTTGTTTAAACTAGGCGGTGTAGTGGGTACCGGTAGTAATAACGGTGGCGGCAATTATCCAGATTTAGACCCGGGTGCACCTGATTCGGATTTATATCCGAAGGGTTTCCTGTTGTGGAATTCCAGGTACTCTACTAATAATGTTAAAGAATGGCAATCTCCGTATGTTAACGATAGCATAACTGCTTCACCAGATAACACAAACAATGGGTCGACCGGTCGTTGGTCGTCTGTGTCTGGCAATAACCCCGGTGGAGTACCTTACATGGGTGCCGCAGCTCAACAGATTATGATTGTGAAGGCAATACAATCGACTATCGTTTCTAATGAAGAAATTCGTGCAGAAGATTTATACTTTAATCTGATTGCGGCACCGGGTTTTGTTGAAGCAATCGACGAAATGCTTGTATTAAATGAAGATCGTAAGAATACAGCGTTTGTTGTCGGCGACACCCCGTTCACATTGAATGCCACAGGCACAGCCTTACAAAATTGGTCAACAAATGCAAGTCTAGCATATGGCAACGGACCAGATGGTTTAACATCGGCAAGTAAATACTTTGCTGCATGGTATCCGAGTGGACTGAGCACAAACGTAGATGGTACTGATGTTGTTGTACCACCGTCACATATGGCCCTGCGCACTATTGCTTATAACGACCAAGTGGCATATCCGTGGTTCGCACCAGCTGGCCTACAGCGCGGCGTTGTAAACAATGCAGCTTCGGTCGGCTATGTTAATGCAAGTGGTCAATATATTCCTGTCAAATTAAATGAAGGCCAGCGCGATATTCTTTATACAAACGGTATCAACCCGATCCGCACAATGCCGACCGGTGGTATTGTTGTGTTTGGTCAGAAGACACGCCAGCCGAAATCGAGCGCAACAGATCGCGTTAACGTTGTTCGTTTAGAAAACTATCTTCGTTACCAGCTCAATATGTTAGCCCAGCCATTCTTGTTTGAGCCAAATGACTCTACAACACGTAAGGCAGTTAAAGATGCGTTTGATCGTACTTTGTCCGAACTTATTACATTGCGGGGCCTATATGATTTCTTAGTTGTATGTGATCTGAGTAATAACACACCGGCACGTATCGATAGAAACGAACTATGGATAGATATAGCAATTCAGCCAGTGAAAGCAATTGAATTTATCTATATCCCGATCCGCATTAAGAATACAGGTGCAAGTTTATAGGCATAACACTGCTTACTAAAATATAGGGAAATTTATTTCCCTATATTTTTGACGGTTAAAAATTTTCCTAAAAGTGATAAATAACTGTAACAACTGCATTCAGCAGCATATGGAGAAATAGATGGCTAACTTATCAAAATTCGGTATTCCACTCGACGGAAGCAAACTTGGTATCCTGCACCCGAAGCAAAAATACCGCTTTAGGGTTGTGTGGCAAAATTTTGGTGAGAACAACGGCCTGCGCGAAATGACACAGAACGTTGTGTCGTGCTCACGCCCTAAAGTTGCATTCGGCATGATAGAAGTACATTCTTATAATTCCGTATCATTGATACAAGGTAAACGTAGTGCATTTGATGCAGTTGAAATCAAACTTCGCGATGATATAACAAATGCCGTGATTTCGTCTGTCGGTGCTCAAGTCCAAAAGCAAATGAATCATTACGAGCAAACAAGTGCAGTGGCTGGTATTAACTATAAATTCTCGATGGAAATTCACTCTCTTGATGGTACTGACAACGAACAGCTTGAGTCGTGGGTATTAGATGGATGCTGGTTAGAAAATGTTGCATACGGCGATGGAGATTACACAAGTGGTGACGCCCAGGAAGTTACACTGAGTGTTCGTTTCGATAATGCTACAAATGTATCTGGTCCAAACACAAACGACGGCACAACAGTCGGCGGTAATCCATATCCAAATATTGCATCCCCGACCGGCGGCACAGTAGCTACATAATTTTTAAGTATTTATACACTGTGGAGGGTATCATAAATGATACCCTCCACCTACGATAGAATATGATAAATAACATATGCCATCATTCTCTAGCTTATTTACGTCGTTGACAGGTGCAGGCTTCTTTTACGAAAAGACGTCTCGCCATGCAACACATACCTTTAATCAGGATGCACAGTCCTTATACAGAAATCAACCCAGACTTCCGTTTGAATATTACATCAATATAAACCTTAATCAAGTCGGGACCGCTAAAGAATATATTTCTCGGTATTTTAATACAGCAGACTTATCGCAAATACCGCCACTAGTTAAGACAGTCGATATGCCGTCAATGAAAATTGACACTACTCCGTTAAATCAATATAACAGAAAACGTCTAAGTCAGACTAAGGTTATGTTTGAACCAATTAAGATGGTATTCCACGATGTAGTGGATGGTAAGACATTAAAGTTCTGGGATATGTATTACCGTTACTATTTTGACGACGGCAACGAACCTAGGAAGAATGCACCTAAGCAGTCACAGCAAAACAATGCACCAATGAGTGTTGAATCCTTATTAAAAAATATAACACCTACGATACCTGCTAGTATTAAAAATCTGTATCAGAGCAATGCACCGACAAAGGCTAATTCGGCTACAAATACAAACGGCGATAAAAGTGCGATACAAAATATAGTGGCTGATACTCTCGATAATCATCATTTTGGTTTTAATTTACCTACGGTAGGTAGTATCAGGAACTTAATACAATCTATCGATATATATCAGGTACACGGCGGCCGATTTAATCAGGTTACATTAGTCAATCCGCGAATATCGGCATTTACGCACGATACATTAAATTATGCCGCTGGCGACAAGACGTTAGAGATTACATTTGCGATTGAGTACGAATATGCATACTATACTATACAAAATTTAAAATTAGGTGGCGGTGAAGAAAATAATAATTCGTCTTTAGAGCCCTTCAGTTACGGTGAATTTTTAGAATTGCCGTCGCTGGCATTTAATGCACAGCTCAACGATTTTATTGAATCTAATAATCCGTTACTGCATTCAGACAATCCAATATTGCAAAGAATTGGTAAGAATGTTCAGTCTTCTATCGGGGCAACAACAGGCGCATTTATATCAAACAACGTACGGCGTGTTAGTGCAAGTGCACTGGATGGTCTGGCTCAAATATCGCCTAAACCATATGTAAATAGTGCGGTGCCAGCTGTAACAGCGCGTTCTTTTGCATCATCGGCTAAACCGGTTAGTGGAAAATACCAAGATATGAATAGAACAGGCGGCAACGGTGGCAAACTCTAACATTGCGGCCATCGGCCGATTTAGTTCTCAGATGCTTACATATCTGGGTACTCAGAAGACTGTTAAGAATGTCGGCGGTTCTTACGAAAACACATTTAAGTACGCGAACGGCCCGACTACATTCATTGATGCTGGTTCTTTACTACAGTCCGGGCTAGGTGAGGGTGTTGTAGGCAACTTTTCGCCGGCATCGTTTGACTCGACAAGATCCTATTTTCTGTCGCGTGGCGTTGGGGTAGCATACGCCGAAACCATGACTGCATTAGCAATAGATATTGCTGCTACATTAGGGATAAGTCCGCAGGCATTATTAGAACAATCGGAAATCTCCTCGAAGCTTTTACTATCACCGAATGCATATAGGCTCTTTAATCAATTTCGCGATACGACCCACCAGATTGGCGTTGTTACAACGGTAACAAATAGGAACAGTTTACAAGCCAGGCAAATAAGGTCATAAATCTTAGTTCCCATGATAAATAACTATTTAAGGTTGTTATATGTGCGAATGCAAAATATGTAATAAAGAACAGAAGTCCCTAATGAATCTATCTAAACATTTATCTAATAAACATAAGTATTCTCCTAGAGAGTATTATGATTTGCATTTGAAAAAAGATAACGAAAATATATGCGTCATTTGTGGGAACGAAACAAAATATATCCAGTTTACAAAAGGCTATAACAATACATGCTCGCACAAATGTGGCGCTATATTATATAGAAAAGAATTAAGGGCCGATGCAGAAAAATTTGCAAACTTTAAAAATAAGGTAAAGAAAAATCAAATACGAATCTGGGAAGAAAGAGAAGAGACTATAAATAAAGATGGCATATCTGAAAAAGAAATTATTTCTAACAAAGTGGGCGCTACCATATCTTCTAATAATTTATTACTTACTAAAGATGAATTAAACAATAAGTATGGTTGGTTAAATAAGCTATCTACCACAGAAAAAGAAAAATGGAAGACTGAGATAATGTTTAAAACAGGATGTCATACGTTTTGGAAAAATGCAACTGATGAAGAAAAGAAGAGTGTTCAGTTAAAGAGAAATGCAGCAAAGTTAAGAGTAACCGAAGAGATAATACAAAATTTGGAAGAGAATTTAGAAGATAAAGAATTATACTATGAATCGGTAAAATATTTAACAAACATAACCTACAATAGATATAAGAACATAATTGATCCAGCTAATCTTAGAGGTCACGGATATCACTTAGATCATCGTCACAGTGTTATATTTGGTTTTATAAATAAAGTTCCTCCTGAAATTATTTCTTCAATTCATAATTTAGAAATTATCCCAGAAAATGAAAATCTTAAGAAAAATTCTAAGTGCAGTATTTCGACTGCTGAACTATTGGAGAAATTCTATGACTAGTAAATATCATCAATGCCAATATAAGCCGGTGCATCCGGAGAAATATGTGGGAACATATCCGATTTTTTCAAGAAGTTCATGGGAATTTAAGGTAATGCAGATGTTTGATTCAAACCCTAACATAACAAGCTGGGCCAGCGAATCCCTTAAAATTCCTTATCAGAATCCCTTTACTGGTAAGTATACTGTATATATTCCTGACTTTGTGGTTACCTATACAGATGCTGCAGGCAAAAACAAAGCGGAAATTATAGAAGTAAAGCCTGCTAAAGAAACATTTTTAGAGCAGGCAAAGTCACAGCGTGCAAAAGCAGCCGTGGCACTAAATGCATTTAAGTGGGCCGCAGCTCAAGCCTTTGCTAAAAGCCACGGAATGTCCTTTAGAGTGCTTAATGAGCAAAATATTTTCAATAATCCGAAAGGTAAAGCATAGTGACGAAGAAATTAGAAGACTTTTTCAACCTTCCGCCCACTGAAGTCGAAATAGAAGATGCACCACCTACCCGATCTAAAGAAGAAATAATGGTTGAGGCTATGCAAATTTCGTCTGCTCTAACTACTGCCGAAAAGGTTGATTTTGCTTTGCCACCGGTAGTTGGATTAGATACGCATGACGACGAAATGGATGATATTGCTCGTAAGGCTGTTGCTACATTCAACGACCTCATTTCACTTGGTGGAAATGTCCCGGATATGCATGCAGGCAAGATTTACGAAGTAGCAGGTCAGATGTTAAAAACAGCGTTAGATGCTAAAAATTCAAAAGCCGATAAGAAACTTAAGATGATAGAATTACAACTTAAGAAAGTGAGAGCAGAGCAAATTGACTTTGATCTAGGTGCCGGCCCGGCCAAGGGTTCCCAGGGCGGAGAGTTTGACCGTAATGAATTGCTCAGATACCTAGTAAAGCCCGACAAAAATGATAATTCTGCTAATGCTGATAATTCTGATAAATAGCATATCACTGGAGTCAACATGGCAGAAGAAAAGAAATCATTTGTTAAGTATGTAGCTGAAACAAAAACAGAATATAAATATGTACTAAAATTCGCTGTACACGATATGTCGGATCACATGATAGACTGTATGGAAGCGTGCCTTAAAAAATACAATCTTACGGCAGCATCCGCTTTTAGAAAAACACCTATCCAAGAAAGTCCTTTAGATTTTCCTAACGTAAAGAATACGGCTGTATATATTTGCGATATTACAATGGAATATCCAGCATCGTTGGATTTTCTACGTACCTATATTTGCAATAGTTTAGACATGTCGCCTGCATTGCTTGCTGTATATTCGGAATGCGATCCACGGCAAATCGAGACAGATTTATATGTTGATCGAACATCAGCCGAATATAAGGAAAAATATAAGGCTCGACTAGGGAGTGATTACGAGGAAACACCGGCACCTGCATATGGCGCAGAGTACAACATGGGCTTCCTGCAAGAGTTAGAAAAAGTCCGCAAGGAACGCGATATCACCATTGCATTAAACCCACTTAGTCAGGCAGAAAAGACAGATCATACTACCTTACCAAAGGACTATAATGATTTTAATGATCCAAAGAATTTAAAGAAAGATGACGTAGGCTTATTCGGGAGAGTGAAGCGGGCCAGCATTACAGGAGCAAAGAAATGAACGAATTAGACAGAATGAGAAAACTTGCTGGTATTCTTACCGAGGGCGTAATGGGTGGTTCTTGTATGAGCACTAACCAATTACAAACAGACGAAACCATAGAGCTCGGTGATAATTCATTAGGCGAACCCGGATGGTATATTGTAAACGGGCGTGGTGCTGTTAGTTCGGGACCCTATCAATCAGAGAATGAGGCTAGGTCTGATTCAAGAAGAATGGCGTGGTTTAATAATACCGATTCTATTATGTATGGTGTAGAGGATGAAAACGGTAATTTTGTTGATGCCAATACCGGGACAGACTATTCTAACGAAGTCGACGAATCCGGCAGGATGAGAAAACTTGCTGGTATCATGCCCAAAGGTGTAATGGCTGTTCCGGGCGCTGGCAATACGGGTGCTACACCCGGCATCGATGAAATGTTCGACAACATGGATGAAAAAGCGCCACCGGGCATGGAAGATGTTGTAATGAATCTTAAGAAAGAATACCCCGGCGAGCCATCTAAGGCATTTGCTACAGCATGGTCTATTTATAATAAGAAACATGCCCAGACAGACGAGTCTAGTATGAATATGGACGAAGGTACCGCAGAAAGTAATCTTGCAGCAGAAATAGACTCAGCAATCGACATGTTCCGGGATTTAGATTCCCAGGGTCTTTCGCCTGAGGAAATTGTAGACAGCATTGAACTAAGTTTTAGGGAAGACGGGTGCGACGATGCCACTATTGCAGAGGTGTTGGCAGCAGTTCAGCAACATATCGAAAACCCGCCTGAAGAAGAGGATGGGCACTGCACAACTTGTAACGGAAGCGGAGAAGGTATGTATGACGGAACCCGCTGCGGATCATGCGGCGGCCGTGGCGTAGTAAAAGGCGAACGAGACATGGATGACTTCGATGAACCCGATGATTATCGTGATGATGTTTACGAGGGTGCCGATGAAGAACAAGTCGACGAAGCATTCGACCTAAACAACGGCTACGAAGATATTACTTTTATGAAGCCGGGTGATTTCTTTCCGGATGGTGCTGATGGGCCAGTTGTATCACAGACCGGTCCTTCCGGTGCTAAACAAGGTGATAATCCTGAGCAGAAAAAAATGGCAGTAGCAGAAACACATAAAGAACTTGTGTACAACTATAGAAAGTATCTTAATGAAGAAAAATCTAAAGATGTGCTTAACAAGCGTATTCCGGGTGGCCTAGCAAATAAAAATGTTGCACTCGACTATAAGAATATGAAAAAGAACAAGGGTGGGAAAATAGATAAAATGTTTCCGTTAGGTGGACCGAAGAAAGGTTCACACTTGCCAGAAGAAAAATCACCCAAGAAATAAATGGCCATTTATCAAGACGATAAGCTTGTAAAACGGGCCTATACTAAGGTCTCCTACTCTAAGGAGCAAATTGACGAGTTAAGGGCCTGCCTGGATCCAGTAACAGGCCCTTTGTACTTTATTCAAAATTTCATGTATGTTCAGCACCCTAAACTTGGGAAGCAGAAATTAGCATTGTTCGATTACCAGGTTAGTTTACTTGAAAATTATACAAAGTACAGAAAGTCTGTAAACATGCTAGGTAGGCAATTGGGAAAAACCACTGTAGCCTCCGGTTATCTTTTATGGTATGCTATGTTTATCGAAGATGCAACAATTCTTATTGCATCGAACAAATACGACGGCGCACAAGAAATTATGCACCGTGTGCGATATGCATACGAGTGTATTCCGGATCATATAAGAGCCGGTGTTAAGACATATAATAAACGATCAATTGACTTCGACAACGGGTCCCGTATCATTGCTACAACGACCACAGAAAATACTGGCCGAGGCATGTCGTTGTCGTTAGTTTACTTAGACGAGTTTGCTTTCGTTGAACCTAATATTGCTAAAGAATTCTGGACTTCTTTGTCGCCGACACTGTCGACTGGCGGTAAGTGTATCATTACATCTACGCCTAACACCGATGAAGATCAGTTTGCCGAAATTTGGTTCGGTGCCAATAAACAAGTTGATGCAAACGGTAACGAAACAGATACCGGTGCAAATGGTTTTAAGCCGTTTATTACTATATGGGATGCACACCCGGATCGGGACCAGGCATGGGCAGATTCTGAAATGGCAGCATTGGGTGAAGATCGCTTTTTACGCGAACATGCATGCCAGTTCATTACATTTGAAGAGACGCTCATCAATCCGATTAAGTTATCAATGATGACATCTATCCAGCCTATTAAGAAGACAGGCCAGGTCCGTTGGTATGCACCGCTGAATCGCAGTAGTACCTATGTTGTTGGTTTAGATCCGTCGATGGGCACAGGCGGCGACAACGCGGCTATTCAGGTCATTGAGTTACCGTCCTTAATACAAGTTGCAGAGTGGAGTAGTAACAAGGCGCCAATTGAAGAACAGGTTAAGACACTTAAGAATATATTAGCAGAAATTAGGGACGAAGTAAATCCGGAGATTTATTGGTCTGTTGAGAGTAATACATTAGGTGAAGCAGCCCTGGTTGTTATCCGAGATACAGGTGAAGAAAACTTTGCCGGCACAATGTTACACGACCCGAAAAACAGACTGCAGGGAAGATCAGGCCGCCGTGCCGGCTTCGTTACTACAAATAAATCTAAATTAGAATGCTGTGCTAAATTGAAGTTCCTTATCGAATCGGGCAAGATGAAGCTAAATTCTAAGGGACTACTATCTGAGCTTAAAGTATTTGTATCACGCGGTAACACGTTCCAAGCCCGTATTGGGCAAACAGATGACTTAATCATGGCTATGATTTTATCAGTTAGGATGCTAGACTACATTGCTACGTGGGACGAAAGATCGCAATCGGCAATAAACAGTAGTGTTTCTGAATCCGACGACGATTTCGGTGCACCCATGCCGATCTGTATATGATCCTACATTTATATAAATAATATTATGAGATTATACGAATTCGTGCAGTTACTTTTAGAATATAAAAGAGAAATCACTCAGCAAAAACTGGGTGATAAACTTGTTGCTACTGCTACACGTGATAGAAAGCAAGACATAGATACTATTCTTAACATACTCGAGCAAACCGACCCGACAAAGAACAAGCAATACGTCGAGTGGTTATGTAAGCAATACATAGCAGGTCAGTTTCGTTTAGAAGACTACCCTCGTATAAATGATGTATTAGTTAAATTTGAAAATGTTAAACGTCGTTTAGAACAAAAAGATATTAACAAGTATACATTTAGATCATTAGAAGCTGAAATCGACAAAATTTATAATGCCGAACTTACTGATAAACCCGATGATCAATCTACCGAATCTATACCAGATGTAAAAATTTTGTACAATGGACCACTTGGAAATTTATCTGTACCGGAAACAGAAGAAGCATCTAAAATATTAGGTAGAGGTACTAAGTGGTGCACTGCTGCTGAGAAAAACAATATGTTTAATGAATACACTGAATCCGCTCCACTATATATTTGGAAAGATAAAAACGGAGAAAAGTACCAGTTTCATTTCGGCAAATATCCGCAATTCATGGATGATAAGGACGATCCAATTGATCACACCTTACTTACTAAGTTTCGAACTCAACACCCTGTGTTATCGAAATTATTTAAGAAAGAAGAAGCCGGGATGTTATCTAATCTAGAACCATACGCTGCCTCCAGGTATGCAATAGATATACTAAAAGGCAGATGGCCAGAAGCAGAAAAGACAATAGCAGCTAACCCATACGCTGCCTCCAG